CTGTGTCATTAATATTTGTTGCATCAATGGCAACTGTTTGATTTGTACTTGGATTGTCAATAGTAAAGTTACCGCTATCTAAAACACCTTGTCTAAAATGTACAAAGTATCCTGAGTTAGAACTACCTGCTCCTTTACCATCCTCTCTATATAAAAATGCTAAACTGTTTCCTGGTAGAGGATCTTCTTCATAAATTTTGTTTGGACCAATACTTGCACTTGTCACTTCAAATACAATATTCTTCTGTCCAATGTTTTTGTTAAAACTATACACAGGTAAATTTGTATTATTTGCATTAAATCTGTACTGCTCGGTTGTAATACCGTCAACTGTTTCTTTTTTCACAGGTTTACCAACTACTGCATTTTCAGGCAGTGCGGCATTTAATATTTTTCTAAACTGTTCTGACCAATCAGGGTTACTTGGATCGTTCCAAATAATAGTTTGTCCAGCAAGGTTGACACCGTTGCTATCTGATACATCTTCTGAAGTTTGTACACTTTCAAACTTGATTAAACCATTTGCTGATTGATTACGTTTTGGATTGTATGAAAGCAGTCTTGCTAAACGCAACACACTTTCTCTACGTTCTGCTAATTCTAAATAATTTTCTCTTGCATTTAGGTCAACACGGAAAGCAAGGTTTTGACCTAAGTAAGCAATTAAATCAATTAGTGCAAGATATTCTGAGGACTCAATATAGTCGTTAAAATCTTCAGGATAGTTTTCACGCAGATAGTTAATCATCGTACGTCTTAGTGTGTCAAAATCGTACGATTTAAAGTCTGCGTTTCTAAATGTTTGATATACTCGCTTCCAGTCTTCAGCAAGTAATAATCTATTCTGTCTATCCGTTGTGGCCATTCGCTTTCCTCGTTACAACTATTTATTTGTTTGAGTAATCTGAGTACTTAATTATGTGAGAAGTCCAGCGGATTGATCGAACTGGAAACGTAATTGTTCTGAAATATTATAGGGTAGATATTGTAATTCGCATTCTATTTGAATTCCGCTTTCATACTGATCTACTACGATCCTTGTTGCGTTTACCCTTGGATCGTTATTAATGATTTCTGTTACGTTGTTGGTTATTGCTTCTTTAAGTGACTCAGTCATTGGCTCAAACAGAACGTCCCAAATTATTGTACCAAATTCAGGATTTTCTAATTTTTCCCCTTGTCTAATATGGAAATGGTTTAGAAGGTCTTGTTTAATAAGTCCTATGTCATACAACGTGTATTGAGAATTATCAGGATTAACTGTGCTTAATCCTCTATATGCTTGTTGTGTAACAATAGGTTTAGATGTTTTGTTGTCTTTAACCCTAACACTGCTTACTGTATTTTTTTCTAAACTGCTCATATCAATATTTATTCTTATTTTTTACCCTGTTTTTTAAATGTATCTACTACGCCATCTACATCAGGATTTGCGATAAATTCTTCATCATTTTCTCTATCTGTTTTTTCAGCAGTGTAGTCTGCCGGAGCCACGTTTTCGTGGTGGCCCCACGGCTCATGCTGTGGTAAGCGTTTGTGTAGCGAAGAAACCGCGGTAGCGGTTGCGCCGGGCAATACGTGTGTGCTTAACGGAGTTACAGCGACAGCGGTAGCGGCCTGCGGCCCATTCATGTGGATCTGTGAAGCAGTTTCCGTATGGTTGCCTCCGCTTAATATATCTGTAGTGGTACCTGCTGTAAATTTATTTGCTTGGCCTGTGTTTACATCATAGTTTAGTTTGGTAGTAACACTGTTGTTCATAGTAACTAATGTGGTCATTGAACCTCCTGTTTCTACCTGTATATCGCTACGACTCATGATGTTAGTTTTGCGTCCTGCCTGTAGATTAATATCTCTATCAGCAGTAATGTTTAAATCGTTTTCAGTATGCATACTGATACTGTCTTTTGAGTACACATCAATTTTACCATTAGCACTCATTTCAATCCATGAGTTACCACTACCATGATCTATACGTATTAGATCTTCTGTGTTATGGAAAAGTATTTGATGTCCTGTGCGTGTTCTTATACGCATCAATTCGTTATGTGGCAGGCTTACATCACCTTTTTCTCCCATTTCAACATTGACATATTCTTTTGCTGTTGTACTGGCCGGACCTTTACGTAAAATTTTGTCATCACCATCGTCCATTACAAAGTGCGTACCGCCTAAGCGGCTGGCAGGAACATCTGCGTAGGCACCTTTGGTGCCGTACTTGGTAGTAACTGCGCCAGGTCCTTTGTCTAACGGTCCTGGTGTGCTTATTCCAAACACTGTGCTTGGTACTTCACGTCTTGCACTTGCTGTACTCAATCCTCTTGTGCCATCACTTTCAATGCCCTGTTGTAACAGTATATCATTGAATGTGTTGTTAATAGGCTTTTTAAACTTTGTAGGATCGTTGCCTTTGTTATCTTCAAGATTCTTTTTGTTAATTTCTCCAACTACTGCTTTACCAGTTTTGCCAATACTTTCTGTTGCTCCAAGACCTTTAGTGCCATCATTAAAAAATGTAGTAGCAACCATGTCAGGCATACTGAAGTTTGTGTAGTTGTCTGGCACACAACCAAACCAATAACCTTGGTTAGGCTGACCTTCAACAAATGTTACTAATACTCTGGTTCCAACATCAGGTGGAACAAACCACATACCATAACTCTGTTGTGAAAATTTAAAATCTTTGTTTTTGCTAATAGCATCTACAGGTGTTTGTCCATAGAAAGGAAATGCACAGCCTACTTTAAAAGTCTGTCCATCAAACTGTTTGTCATTGTTTGTTACATTGGATTTCAGCAGTTCAACTTCTAATGCACCCATATAGTTAGGATCAAGATGTCCTATGATACGAGCAATATACGGGCCACTATCAAGTTTGGGTTCATTACCTGCGGTACGTTTTTCTTGAGCCATTATGTACTTCCGTTTTCATCAGTAGGCACAATTTCAGTTGCCTTCTTATCACTTTGATCACTTGCTTTGTTCACGTACTGATTACCACGTCTTACAAGATCAAGTGTTTGTGTAAACTGTCCATCTCTAAACACGTTGTCTACTTTAATTACCTGGTACAATCCACTGAATGTGTTAACACTGATTTGTTCATCTGGAAACTTCATTAGTCCTGTTGAGTTTCTAATATCTACAGGAGTTCTAAAATTAACTTCAACATCTATTTCACCACTTTGATAATCAATAGCACCATTGCTGTCAACATTTATAAATGAAGTGTTTTCTGAATTGTAATTTCCTATACCACTGTCTGCAATATAGTATGGATCTCCCCATATCTGCATATCAAGAGTAATCATGTCAACATTACTGTTTACAATGGCTTCATTAAATCTACGTGCTATATCAATCTTAGGATCGCCACTTGGATATGCACCTGCCGCCTTGGCATCTGTGTTTTCTGTATTTCTTATCTGTCCTTCTGGAATAGATTCTTTGTCACCGTCTTTGGTTTTTGTAGTACCTGTTTGTACTTCACCTGACTTGGCTCCGTCTGCAAGATCTGTTTTAGGAAAGTTACCTGGTGAAATACTTTTAAAGAATGTGTTATCAAGATTGATTTGTACATCAATTATATCTTCGTTTTGTCCACTGTAAATGTAATTGTAACTTTTACATACCTGTTTCTTGAGTGCGGCAATACCCGCTATACTCTGAGTAGGTGCAATAAATCTTGATTCATGCACTTTGAAAGGTAAAACTCTGTACACATAGATTCTTGGCTTACGACCAATCTGCTGTTCTGTTTCTTTGTCTGACACTTGGAATACCTGTGTGTCTATTCTAAACCAATCCTTAAATCCATGTTTGTCAACTGTGGCTTCTGGTAATGCTCTGCCATATTCACTGATAGTAATCATTTCTTCAATTACATCTTGAATACGTGTTCCTTTTAGAAATTTAATTGTACCAAGTCCTGGATCAATCTGTAATCCACCGTTATCTCTTTTGAAAACTTTCTTTTCTTTGTCCCAAGTTAATCCTGCTAATCCAAATGGCTGTTGTGTAGCACCTAAGGCTTCAAGATTAAACACTTGAGCCTGTCCTATTTTATTTGCTTTACTGGCTCCTGTTTGTTTGTCAAGTATGTCTTGACCAAGTGCAGAACGCTGTACAATAAATCCTAATTTTTTACTAAGGTATTCATCAAAGCCTTCAGGTAATTCACCATTGTTAAGTGCCGCAATTTTTTGATAAATTTCTTCTGGTGTTTTTGCATCTTCAATAATTGCTTGTTTACTTGCCGCACTTACTGTAATTTTTCCTGTTTCTTCTACATTACCATCTGTTGCTCTATCACCACTATCTGTGTTTGCACTGTTGCTGGTTCTTGCAGTAGCACGATTTTTAGGAAATACAATAATGTATTGATCAGCAGTTTTTACTTTATCGTCATTTGACGCTTTTAGTAAATGATCGTTTATTTCTGTTGTTAAACTTCTTAGTCCGCTCTGCAACATACTTTCAAGTGTTCTACCTGCAATAGTAACATCAACAGGTAGTCTTTGTACTTGGTCTGACAGTGCCGCTTCATTGTATGCAACACCTTCCATAGTGTATGCACTACCTCCTTGTGTAACTTGCAGTCCGCTACCAACTAATTTAAATGGAATACGTTTTGTTGCTGACGGAACTGTGTGTGGATTTCCGTCTTGGTCCCAACCTATAAATTCTATTACTAACAAGAATGGCGACTGTGTATAATTTGTATGTCCTGCATCAAAGGCCGCAACCTGCATAGCCTGTAAAAATAATCCCATACTATATGGTTCTTGGATTTCCAATCTAAAACTTGTAGCATTAGTGGCACCTTTTGATCTTGTTGGTGCAATAATAGTTTCAAACTCTAATGCTTGTATAAAAAATTCTACTTTCTGTCCGCCTACTTCATAAGCAGTTGTAACTTTTTTGTCTCCAAGACCGCCACCACTTTGAAAAATAGCAATGCGAGGTTTTTTAATTCTGTAAGTTGCATCAGGATCGTTAAGTTCCTCATCTGTAAGTGCATACATTCCAATTTTATAATTGTAACTTGCAAACTTTCTAAGACTGTTTGGAATAGGTAAGTTTACAATTCTACCATCTTCTGTGTAAGCAGTTCTTGATGGTTGCAAATAATCTGGTGCATTTGTTTCTGCAACCTTTTCAGTTGGGGCGTCTACTTCTTCAGTTTCACCTACCTTGAATTCTTTTGTTACTGTAATATTAAGTGTCCCTGAATCATCGTAGTATGCATCAGGACGTTCGCCTT